TTGCCCAAGTGCCTTAGTAACTGCTTGAGTATTCTTTTCAAATTGGGCTAAGTTATCTGCTTGGCGTTTGTAGTAATTCTCATCACGTCCTTCTTTAACACGGGCTGTTTCTTCAGCTTGTGTTGCAAAATTCTTCTCAATACCCATGATTTGACGGTCTGATTTTTTAGACGGGTCATACATAGTTGTTTTGCCAGTCTTCTTTTGGTACTGAATATTGGCATTTGCATAATCCAAAATTTGGTCAATCATGTCTTCCGGAACACCGGAAGCCATTAACATAGCTCTAGTGTTGGACCCTGCTTGACGAGCACCAGCAAGTCTTCCTTCGTTTGTTAAACCCGTCCGTTGGACAATTTGTTGCATGACTTTATCCATTGAACGTTGTTGTCCACCGAGACCGTACATACCAGTGCCCAACATCATCGTCAATCTGTTGTTAGCAGCAGGTCCAGCAAGCGTGGCAGCTTGTTGTGCAAGTTGATCTGTACTAATTGAATACCCAGAAAGAGCACGCAACCCAGCAAAACCAGCGGCATTTCCTGCAGCACTTAATCCTGTTTGTGCTTGCATGGATAGTAGAGTACTGATGCCACCATAGCCAAGTCTTTGACCAGTCATATCTTGGCGCATGCCAATGTATTGCATTTGCGATATGCCTCGTTGCTGTTGGTAATAAACGCCTAATTTGTCAGCTGACAAAGAACGGTCATAGTTGTTGTCCATTCTTTGGTTCATTGCATCAATGGTCATTGTCAGATACTGCAAACCTTGTGCTGCGAGGGCGCCACCTTTTCCGCCTCCCCCACCACCCTTAGGAATAAGAGGAACTGCGGCCTGAACAAAAGCTTGGTTTTGAGTTATGCTCCCAGTAGATGGAGTTTGGCTTTTAGGATCACCAAGTGGTAATGAAACTGCGTAAGGCGTTGCTGAACCACTACCACTTCCAGGTAAACCACCAGCGGCTTTGATACTTTGGAGATGTTTTAAAGTTTGAGCTAATTGTGCGTTGACACCTTTGAGGCTTTTAGACAAGGCATCAAAGTCGGTACGAATAGATTTAACACCCTTGACCAACTTGTCCATTTGATCAACGTCAACTTTAAATTTAGCTCTTAAGTCTCCTAAGTTTTTTTCTGCCATGATTACTCCTGTCTACGCCAACGGCTCATCGCCGCCCAATAGGTGCGTTGACGCACCGTCATGTTTTGTATGTCGTTGAGCGAGAAGCCCTTATAAACAGATGCAATAGCATCGTAATCCCAATATGTATGTACTAGATTAGCCGAATAAAAGGGAGGCCCAGTTTAGTGCGATTGGGAAAGGTTTTTCGCAATGGGCACAGTGGGCTTCCACCTCCTTGATTTCTGGGCCTGGTTGTGCTTCAAGTAACTTGTCAATAATCAAAGCACGATCCTTCATGCCAAGATTTTTAGCCCACTTCTCAACATCGTCTGGTTTGTTGTCGGCATCCCAAACGGCGCAACGAGAAATAAGGATAGTATTTTGCTCAGGAATACTTTTGGCTCTTTTGCCAACAGTCTGACTATCTTTTCCTGAAACAAGACGAAACTTTTGTTTTGTCCCATTACGGAGAGTTACCACGATTGGTTCCTGTGGGTTACCTTTTGGTTTTTTAACTGGAAACTCTGACATTTCAATTAACACGTCGTTTGATTTCTTGCAATGAGGACAATTCATTTCGTACTCACGATTTTCACCGTAGGTTGCACGAACAGTTGCAAGGAACAAAGAATCCCTGTCACCTAGAATTAAAGCATCAATGATGTCTGGCTTTTCAGACACTTTTATGTTTCCAATGGTGACAACACTTCGTTTCAAAAGTGCTGCCATGTATTGTGCGTAAAGCAAATCATCGTCGGCATCTAGTGCCGCCAATGCTTCCTCATCTTCTCCAGTTAGTTCTTTAACTACAGCCGTAGTCTCCCACTCCTTAGTAGTTTCATTAAAAATGCCACAAACTAATTCTAAAGTGGTATTTGGTGTTGATACTATGCGTGGAACTGGATCGGATATAGCCGCCGCAACAGCCAATGCATCTTGTTGTGTACCCATTTTATACTCCTATGTTTTTAATTAATTTGCTGTGTCAATTGTTGCAATTTCTTCAGGTGTCCAAGCTACTACAAAACCCTCATGGTGAATGTTCAACTGCTGAATCATAATACCGTTATCACCAGCGTTAAGGTCGCTTAGACCGTAGGCACCTGGCCAGCAATTAAACAATTTAAAAGCTAATTTAATATTGCCTGGCTTGAGCACTGTGTTTTGATCCGAACTATCGTAAGCATACTTTGCGTCACCTGCAGTGTACGGGTGATCAAAAACTTTGACAATGATGTTGCAACGGTAGTTAGTTGTATCTCCCGCTGCACCACCCGGCTCACCGCTTGAGCCACCGTCAACCCATGAGTGCATGAATTTCTGCCACTTGTAGAGTTGAGCTTGTTCTGCAAAAGCTCCTCGTGCAAATGAAATTGGTGGAAAATCTGATTGACCAATCATCTTGTGTGGGTGCGTGTTCATTCCACCCTCACGATATGCGATCAACTCATTCTGCACCGAAAGACCGCCCATTTGAGCAAAGCCCAAATCGCCAATGCCCGATAGTTTTGTACTGAGGGCTGTGCCAAGCGGGACAAACTTAACCGTAAACTTAAAGTTACGAAGAGGGTCTGTGCGTTGTGTTCTTGCCATGGTATCTCCTAGATAGATGTTGCTGTTGATCCACCAGTAAATTGACTGATGTTGATTACAATGAATTCAGCAGGAGTTTGCAAAGCAACTCCAACTTCAATATTTACTTGTCCGTCTTCTACCGTAAGGTTCGTGTTGTTTGTTGAGTTACATACAACATAGAAAGCCTCGCCAGTAGTTCGTCCTTTCAAACCTCCAGTGCCCCAGAAGTTAGTAAGAATAGCCGAAACCTTAACGCTAAGGTCTGACCACAGGCGCTCGTCGTTTGGTTCAAACAAAGCATATGCTGTTGCTTCCTTTAACGTTTGTTTTAGGAAGTTGAGTGAACGACGAACAGTGATGAACTTATCTGTTGTGTTTCGTGCTTGTGTACGGGAGCCATTAATAATTACGCCAACTCCAGGAACAATACTAAACAAGTTCAATTGTTCTGTTTTGTACAGTTGACCTTGTTCTGCTTCGGTAAGTGTGGCTACAAGACCAAATACGTTGCGCAAATCCAAACCGTAACCAGCTGGGGCTTTTGCAACGCCTCGTGCTACTTCGGAACGAATCATTGCACCAACTACGGCACCACCACAAAAAGTGTTGCGGATTGCTGCAGCACCAGATTTTGTTGGGTCATACATTTTAAGAGCTGGTCCATAAACAGCTGCATAGCTTGATTGTGTGTACCCAGCAACTGCTGACGACAATGAAGCCTTAGTAGTTGACGTTAATGGGGTGTCTACAACCAGGAACGAATTTCCCCTAGAAATCATCTTAGTGATTGCGTTGTTTACGATTGTAGATGAAGTTTGACCAACTAAGTTAAAAATTAACGATTGCTGGTTTGCGTCATAAGCATTTAAAGCTGTTGACCAATCCGATGAGTCAATTGAACCAACACCATCGCTACCGTTTGCAAAAGTTTTAGTAACTGCATACGAAGACGATGTCAATCCGGTAATTGTAAGTTCAGCACCCACTGCAACAGTAGCAACGCTTGCTGTTGTTACATATGATGAATAGAGATCAAGAATTGTTGTAATGTACCTGTTTTGCTCAGGGTCAACTGACAGTCCAGACCATTCTTCTACTTGTACACCACCAAGTTTTACAGTAACTGTAAACAGCGTATTTTTTGTAAACTTTGGAGTTGTTGTAGGTGTGGTTAATGTGGTGTTATCAAAAGTATAGTCAACAGTTAAGTTATTTCCCCAAACGCCAACCGACTTAGCTTCAAGTGTCCAAATGTCTGCAGCAGAACCTACTCCAGGTGTTCCTTGAATAGTGCTAGTAGCTTTTACAGCAGAACCATCGGCAACACGTGTAACATAAGCTGCTTGACCACCGTTTGCAAAAAAGTGGTAAACCGCGTAACCAAGATCGTAAGCATTGTCCAATGCCCCAAACAAACTTGTGTATTGTGCCCAGCTTGTTACTAGGGCTGGTGTAGTTGGTCCTCGTTCAGCTGTGCCTACAAACGCTGCAGCCGTAACCCCTGTGTTTGCTTGAATGTTGGTAGTAAACGCCGATTCTGAAACGTATACTCCTGGACGCTCATATGCCATGATAACTCCTATTTGATTTTGGTATGGACGAGATATTACTCATTAAAAACTGTTAGTTGATGTTCAATTGTACTATTAATTGTAGACACTGGTTTAGCAGTAGCAATGGCGGTATATGTATCGCCCGTGATTTCTGCTGACATTTTTAAAGTATAGACTTTGCGAAATATGCGTTTTCTAAAGCCAGATTCTTGATCCAAAAGGTCTGCGTTCGTCCAATCCAAAAGGTCAAGCCTTCTGGTTGTGCCGTCTGCTTGTATGCTAATAGAATTGTATCTAAAAGGAATTACCCGTTGTAATAGTCGGGCCGTTAATTGACGGTCATGTAAAGCCGTTCTGCAATAGGTAGATACTTGATACAAAAGATCTACGGGTATAAAATCGTCTGTTCTTTTGAAAGTCGTAGTTGACCCACCAGTAACGCTGGCGCTAACACTAGGCCAGTAATCAAAATATGCTGGATTATCCGACCACCCACCAGCATTTCCAGAATAAATTAAAACATCGGAATGTTGTCTATCTGTTGCATGTAGGATATCAATAAGTTCAATTGTAATAAATGGGTAATTGCGCTCAGTTTCGGCTTCTGGATATCTAAAGAATACATCTACTTCTCTGGAATTATTGCGGTCATCCGACACCGTACAGTTGGAGAAACGTAGTTTTATAGCCTCATCTTCAGCTAAGAGAAACCCAGTTTTCACGCTTTATCACCCAAGAATTTCTTAATGTTATTGTCTATTTGTTTTCCAAGAGTTTTATTGACGTTAAGGATTTCATGCCTTAACAATGATTTTGCTGGAGGGCCATATTCCAAACTGGCTGCTTTTGCATTAGAAGCACCCACCACGTCGTAGGAAAAAGACAGGTCTTTAGAATCCCAGTTAATACTAAAGTCTTTAGAAATAGAGTTCCATTCTGCTTCTTTTTGTGGCAAAGATTTTCTAATTCTCTTCTCTTCTTCTAATACCGCATCGCCAATGATGTTAGTTAAATGATCTTCAAGATTAAGAAAAAGGTCTGCAAGATAGGTAATTGGGG